CTCAAAAGTTGCCAGGGATCGGGCCACCTGATCTGATCATCCCTGTGCAGATAATAAGGTTGCCACGGACAATCAAACCACCAGGCATTGATCTGGTGCAGGGCCAATTCTAAAGGAAGATTTTTTGCTGATTGTCTGACACTGTACCAAACGTTCAAACGTTGGTCAAAGGTTGATGGCCACATCAGACCAGATTTGTTATAGAATAATTCAGTATGGCGTCGGAGCCGGCAGTGCTGCTATACTGTAAACTACAAACTCCAGCCACAGTGACCCATGTCAAGGTTACTCCGTTGCCGGAGTTTTGTAGATTGCCATCAAAGGTGGTATTACCAGTTACGTCTTCGTTGACAACGGTCCATTGTCCAATGCGTTTGCTGGTATCTCGAGTTATGGTATAATCCATCTGAAATGTCGGAAACAAGGTCACAGGCAAACTAAACACAGTGACGTTGGTCTGTCCGCCCAGCAAAGTGACCTTTATACCGCTGCGACGAGTATAACTACCCTGGGTGATTTCATAGCCATTGGTAGTGGCTATGCTGACAGCGCCACTGCTTATCAATATCCTGGGAAAACTCACGCCGGGCGTTTGTGTAGTGGCAAAGGCATCGGCACGTTCAAACAGGTCACTGACACTGACGTTGTTGGAAGTTTCTATCTTTATGATTGCTGTGTAAGGTGTGGTGGTGCTTCCAAAATGATTGCCCACGTTGTAGAATATGTTATGGCCGGTGGCATTAAGACTGACCAGACCAATGAAAACTCCTTCTTCGTAGATCAGGTCAAAGATATTTCCCATGATACGGAAACCGGTGGCTCCTGTACCCACTGGTACCTCTGAGCCGAGCACTATGCCCTGGTACAAGGTATTCAAGTTGCTGTTGGTGACCGTGATGCCGGCTACTTCTTGATCGGATCCGGCAATCTCGGTAGCAGTATTCATACCATAGGTACATCCATTGAACTGGCAACCATCAAACACTATCTGGTTGGTTATCAGCACAGGGGTGCTGGCAAAACGCACACAGGCTGTGTCGTTGGCGTCAGTGCCCAAATCGGCCAGAGTCAAAGGTCCATAGAATCCTACATTTTGAAAACGGCAGTTGTTGGCAGATTCGACCATGAACACGTTGGTGGTTGGATCCAGGTTTCTGAAACCCATGTTGGTTATAGTGATGTCTTGAGGTGGTGTGGCACCATTGGCACCGATGTTGGCTCCGTACTGTTGTAGGCTGTCGGCTGTGCGTGCTACAAAAAATGTCAAAGCACTGTCGTCACCATTGTCCATTTGTATCACGCTGCCCACCGGGCCTTCGCCCCACAGCGTGGCATAGGTAGGAATAAAGATACTGCTGGTTATTCTATAAACACCAGCTGGAAAAAACAGGCTGCGTCGGATCTGTGGATTGGTTTCTCTGCAGAACAACTGATAAAGTGCGCGATTTATAGCGTCGGTATCATCGGTCAGTCCGTCGCCCACAGCACCAAAGTCTTTGACTGTGGCAAACTGATCCAGCCAACTTTGTAAACTCTGTGCGGACGGGTCGCCGGCGGTGGGTCCAGTTTGCACTGTGTAGCCGGCGGCTTGACCTTTGTAGATATAACTGGTTTGGAATTCAAGAATATCACTGAATTCTGTCAAGATTTCAGTGTTGCCCACAACAGGGGCCCCTTCTGACAGGGTGCCATTGCCTATAAACAGTCTACGTGTGTCGATACTCCAGCCCAGTTCTGCGCCGGCCAACTGCGGTAAATCTACCTGTAAACCTTTGCGGTTTGTAATCTGGGATATCTGTACGATGGCCACTTTTGTCGTCCTTGAGTTCTATACAGTATTTATCTGGATTAGTCTTGCAAGTAGTACAACTCTAACCTGCGCCACCAAGCGTCAGCCCAGTGGTCAAAATCTGCTTGTTCTAGCACAAATTCTTGATATTCAGGACGAGCTGTTGGGCGACCCTGGGCGTCTACTGGGGGTTTCACACACATAAGAACCACACCTTTACGTATGTTTGTGCCGTAGACTTCGTTGTGTGCCAAGGCATAGGCTGTCAGTTGTAGAAAGTAGTCTTCGATCCATTCCCTGCGCTTGGGCTTGTTGGTTTGCTTGTAGTCCAAGATACTTTCTTCATTGAGATGTATGCCTGCTCCATCTGTGGTTCCTGCATACAGTTTGGGGAAATACAAGGGTATTTCTACACCCCAGAATTCCTGAACATTTTTCAAGCCGTCGTCGATCACAGTTTGTGCCATGGCATGGCTGGCCCAGCCAAAGGGATTTGATCCTTTGTCCTTTAATTCACCTGTTTTTACATAGTGTTCGAGATAGGTGTGCATTCTAGTGCCGCGGTTGGCAGCTTCAGTTGTAATGGCCTGGGCCTGTGCATGTCCTACTCTGTTGCGCCACTCTTGAAGTGCTTGTTTCTTTTCTTCAGGCTTGGTTTTGTCAAGTATGGTTGTTACACTGGGTAATTTACCACCGGGTGTGTCGTACAAGCGACGCCCATCTTCGGTGACCCGGTTCAAGGGTTGGTAATCAAACTTAGGATTGTACAAGTTAGACTCTGAAACTTTCTCCGCAACCACAGCGGTCTTTTTCTGCAGGATTGCGGAACTCAAAGCCTTCGTTGAGACCTTGGCGCACATAATCTATTTCTACATCTTGGAGATAGGTCATGCTCTTGGGATCTACCGCTATGACAAAGTCTTTCATGTCAAAAGCCATGTCATTGGCATCAACTTGATCTATGTATTCCAGCACATAGGCCAGGCCGCTACAACCAGTGGTTCTTACGCCAAGACGTATGCCTAGACCACGACCCCTGCGTTGTAGATTTTCTAGTATCTTGCGTGTGGCCGTGTCAGTGGCTTGTATCATCTGGATGTTTTTTCCTGTAGTCTTCTATGGCCGCCCGAATAGCGTCTTCCGCAAGGATCGAACAATGAATCTTAACCGGCGGGAGACTGAGTTCCTGTGCAATTTCAGCATTCTTAATTGCGCCAGCTTGCTCCAGCGTTTTACCCTTGACCCATTCGGTGACAAGTGACGACGAAGCAATCGCCGACCCACAACCATATGTCTTGAATTTCGCATCTTTGATTATTCCGTCCTCTACCCTTATCTGCAGTTTCATCACATCACCGCAGGCCGGCGCACCTACCATGCCAGTGCCCACATTGACATCACCCACGTCCATTTTGCCCACGTTGCGTGGATTTTCGTAATGATCGATTACTTTTTCAGAATAGGCCATTTTGCACTCCTTGAGTTATTGTAACATACTGCGCAGGTATTTACAACTGATTTTGGTTATTGGCGGCGCTTCATTGCGGCCTTGGCATTGCTATCTACCACGGCTCGTGCCTGATCTACCGTCATGCCTGTGACCTCTTCGGTATTGCCTTTGAATCTGACCACTCCAGAATTGGGCTCCAACGGCTCTAGCACATTCTTTAAAGGATCTTTTGAGATTAGATCTGCTAGATTTTCTTCTGTGACACTGATTCCCAGGCTATGGGCCAGATCCATAAAAGCGGTCTGACTGATCTGTGCTCGAGCATTTTCATCTTCGGCTCGTCCTTTGAGAAAGGTAGACAGAGCCAACAATCTTTCTTGTCCGGGCTCAGAGGTAGCCAGGGCTAATTCACAGATCAACATTATCTACGACCGCGGCCCAATGCACTTGCAACGGGTTTGGGTTCGTCAATGTCGACATCAGTGATATCAATCTCTTCTTCACCGGGTGCAGGTAATTCAACTGGCATTTCGCCGCCCATGTCCGGGCCTGCGGTCATATCTGCGCCAGGTACAACAGGAGCCTGACCAGTGACCACGCCCAAGGCAGACTCTAACTGTGTCTTGGCGCCTTGTAGATTCTGTAATAGACCTGCAAGAGCCGCTGTGGCGTCGGTGTTGAACTGCATGGCTTGGTCGACCCCGACTTCGTTCTTGATTGAGTCTACCAGGGCCGGCAGGTCTTTGAACTGCATGGCACTGACTTGCTCGCTCATCTTTTGAACTTGGTCCACCATGTCTTGGCTGGCCAACACAACCTGTGCCTGTTGCACTTCGGAAGCTTCTCGGAGACGGTGTTTCAAACTACGACGTGTTTCTAGCATGCCTTTTTGTTTTTGTAGATCGGTCAATTCTTGTTGCTTGGCCTTGATCTGATCGTCAAGAGCCTTTTTTTGTTGTTGGAGTTGCAAGGTCATTGCAGCAGCTGTTTTAACAGGATCAACTTGAGCCACAGCAGAACTGCCACCAGCGGCCGGAGCAGCAACAGAGGACAAGGCCTGTTCCATGACCACCAACTTCAAATATGTGGGATTGTTTTGACTGGTGTGGAAATCTGGAGTCCTACGGTGCTCCGAAATCAAAGCACGCACACGTTTCAGCATGGTTCTAGCTTGTAGACCACTCAGACTGTCAAATGCCAGTTTGTTGCCAAAATAGCTTTCAAATACCTTGGCGGCTTGTGTTGTTGGGTTGACCACGGCCAGTTCTTGCAGTTTCATTGTTAAATCCTCGTTGTTGCAAGTATTTAGCCAAATTAATACATTTGTTCAAATGATTTTCTACGAATTTTTTGTTGATCAACTTGGTTTCCAGCTTGGTACCCACGCTTTCTCTGAACTCCCAACGCTGGCTTTTGTCAGCCAAGTTGGCACGGGCATTTATGTCATTGTTTAGATATGCCAGTTTAGTGTCCAAGGTCAGTAGATTACGGGCCAGATTATAATCACCGTATTTGTCGGCTATGCACCAGCCCAGGGCTGTGCGGGTGTTGTTGAAAAAACCCACTTCAGTGGCATGGCACATGACCAGATAACCTGGATGTTGTAGTATGATTTGATATTTGCCAAACACTTCATAAGTGTTATCGTCGCAGTGCAAGATGACATTGGGCATGATATCACGCAATTCCTGCCGTATCATGCGTTCAAAGTCTCGGTCAAAATTCATTTTAAAACGTAATTGGTAATGAGATATATCGTGGTTGCCACAAGTGCACCAATGATGCCCACACCCCAGCCTATGAGCTGATCTGTGCGTTTTTCACTCATCCTTTGCACCATGTCATGCACCTCACGCAACAGGGTATCCAAGTGACTGATTTTACCGTCCACGTGCTCAAATCTGGCTTCCAACTGATTGTAGCGTTCGGCACACAGTTCTACATGTGCTTCCAGGCTCTTCTTTTCAATTTCAGTGGCTTCGGTCATGATCATTTTCCTATCAATTATTTATAGCAATAGGTAAAAACCATATGTTTTGATCAGGCCCTTCTACCACGAGCTCTTGGCTGATTATTTCACCAGTGGGGAGGTTGTGTATCATGGGCACATGCGCAGAATCCAGTCGCAAGATACATGTAGGATCTTGGTCATTGCCATAAGCGTCGGCAGTTTCCGTAGCGAACTCAAACTCCCAAGCTCCTTCAAAAAACTCGGGTTCAGTGAGGTCAATGACTTGGGTACGCAGGCTGATGATCTGTGTGAGCGTTTCCCAATTGCGTTGCTGATTTCGTGAGCGATTCCAAGAGATTTCGTCGGTGACAAGTTGATTGGCGCGGTCCTTAAAAGGTGTACGTGAACCTTTGAAATGTCCGGTCACACCTGTGGTCGTGATGTCAAACAGGCAACGGCACAGGATCTTAGTCATGGCGTGATAGTTCATAAATCACCCGGGCCTGTTCCAAGGCCGCTTTCAGGGCAGGATTGTTTTGGCTGGCCTGGGCGATTTTTACCCAGAGCATTTGTTCTTCGAGCCGTTGATCCCATTTGCGTTTTTCTTCACTGACGGAATGCAGTTCTCGGTCGGTCTTGCCACACTCGCGGCGGTACACTGTGTTTCCGCCGTCGGGGCTTTCATAAACATACGTCATGCTGTACTTATAGCCAACAAAAAACCCCGGAGTTTAAATTCCAGGGTTTCGTGCAATCAAAAAATCTGATTAGGATGCGCTTGTAGCTGAACTAGCCAAACGGAAACCAACGTTGGTTACAGTTGCACCAGACAAGTTGTAGCCGGCTACTGTGCCTAGGCCTTGGATGATCGCTTGCAATGTGGCTGCACTGTTGTTGCTACCGTCAGTTGCTGTGTTGAAAGCACCTGTTGGGTATGTGGCAACACTGAAGTTTGTTACGTTGGCTGTGGCAGCAACTTGATAGATTGCCACTGTAGCTGTCTGCTGGATTGTCTGCAACAGAGTCTGCAACATGCCATTTACTTCAGCTTCTGTTGAAGGATCTGCACCAAGGTCGCAACCAAAGAAGTCCAGTTTTGGACCCATGAAATTGGTTGGTGTGCCTGCAGGTGTGTAGGTTGTTGTTGCGGCTAACTGGGGACCGTTGAGGGTGTCAGTTGCAAATACTGGTTGTGAACCACCACTGGTAATTGGAATAGATGCCATTTTATTTCTCCTTAGTATGTGGACCCAAAGGTCCTACTTGTATTTATATCTTTTGGAGAAAATCTGGGTTTAGGTGACCAAATTTGGGTTGTTTAGGATACGGTTTCCGGCACTGAATCCAAAGCGATTTACCAGCTTGGCACGCCCAGCGTCGGTGGCCAGGACCCAGCCTTCTTGTCCGGGTTGTTGGCGATCCAGCTGTGCCAGCATGTCCATCTTGATTTCATGCAGTAGCAAGAACGCTGTGAATGCGGCTGTGATGCCTGACATGTTGCTTCTGGGGCTCTGCAGGTATTCCACTATGTTGTTGTATTTACGTGGTGTGACATTTTTCTGCAACCAAGCTCCAAAATCTGGCAGGAGATTTTCATAGTCTGTGGTGATCCTGCTGTTGATATAGCGTTTGCAAAGCGCCGGCAAGTCGCTGAGTTGCGCTGATCTCAACTCGCCGGGATTGAACAGGCCGTTGATGTCAGCACCGTGAGTGCCGATCACCGCCCGCAGTTGATCCACTAACTTTTTGTTGGGTGTGACATTCTTGATGTCTTTGACCGTGGGCTCAACAATGAGCAGGCCCGGTACAGGATCTAGATTTGCTGACCTTATGGGTTCGGCTGCGGCGTCGGCAGTTTTGTATCGGGTATGTGCTGCTATGCCCACTTCACTGGCACCAATGGCCTGACCCAGTTTGCTGGCGGCCGGAATACGATATTCCACAAAGTTAGGCTTGAATTCATAGTTTCCCGACACTTCAGGCGGAGTTTGGGTGTACAGCAGATCGCCCTGTACATATCCCTTAAAATTCTCAGGTGTGGCAGCTTCCAGCATGGGCCATAGTTTTTGGTATATGTCGATAAGCTCACCACGTTCACCGCCGCGCTGTTGCATGATCCCGGCCAACTGCGCCATGCTGGTGGCACGTCCTTGATACCCTTTGGCGCCAAATCCGCTCTTGTCAGTTAATACAAATTGTCCACGTTCATCACGCCCCCAGATGATGGCAGGTTTGCCATCCCATTTGACCGTGGTTGTTTTACGTGTGTCTTCGGCGGCTGCACGTATGATGGCCATGGCTTCTTCAATGCCACGTGTGCCACGATCAAACACTAGATCTTCAATGTGTGGAATACGTGCTTCGGCTTCCATCAAGGTTGTTTCAATCAAGGGTGTCATGCCTTGATTGACAATGCGATCTCTAAGTTTAGCTAGAAAATGCACATCACTCACAGGCCGATACAAGTCGGCGCTTTCCAGGAATGGTAGTCCTTCTCGAGCCATGTGTTCACGGAAGTCGGCCAACTTTTCTTCTCGCTTGGAATCTGTGCTGAGAGCTTGCAGTATGGTTTCTACTGATGCTAGGTCTTGCCGTGTGGCTGTCTTGTTCAGCAACAGTTTGGCCACAGCATCTGGATCATCGGTGATGATTTCGTTGGTGTTGCGATCTGCGATTCCAGCTATCTGATTCAACTTGTAACCCAGGCTCTTGGCTATCGAATTCATGAGCACGTTGCGTTCACGGCCCTTGTACTTGCTGTCTGCAGGCATGGCACCCAACACAAACTTGGACCAAGGCACGTTTTTGAGGAACATAAAATCGGTCTGCACATAGCCCAGATCGGGTCTGCCTGTTATAGGTGTGAGAAAGTGTACGGCTGTGCCGCTTTTGCGCACCCATTCTTCGGGCCGGAATCCATGACTGGCGGCCCATTGTTTCAATCGGGTTTCCAGTTGTTCTTTGGTAACCTTGCTGACATCTACCGCTATATCTAGGTCACCCGAGGTATCTTTGATACCTGTGCTGCCCAAGGTATTGTTTTGTAGATCCAGACCAGGCAGTAGTTCTTCCAGCCAGGCCAAGGTACTTTTGACATCGGTCTGACGGATGCGTTGTGTCAGGGCACCACCGTCGGCGTCTTTGAATACATTGCCGCCTTCAACGATTTGCTTCATGCTTGTACACCAAATAATTTTGCCGCGGCTTGTTTTGAAGCAGGATCTAGTTTTTTCAAAGCTTCGATTTGGTTGCTGTTTAGCCCAACTTCTTGAGACAACAGCTTGTTGCGAATTTCTTGTTGTGTCACAATAGGTTGTCCTGGCCGACCTGTTGAGGCCGACCTGTTGGGCTTGTTGAGATCGTCGGCGTTGCCGTACACACTGTCTTGGCGCAGTTTTTGTGACACTCTAGTAACACCAGCCACAGCTATGGTCAGGTAATTGTTTACCGCTACAGCATTTTTTGTAGGATCACCGGCAGTGGCCACAACCTGGGCCATGGCACGATCTAATTCGTCTTTGATATCTGTGTTGTTGACTTGATTTAATGTTATAGTCTGCCGCGTTGCAGGATCTACTGTGCGTAGTTTTTCTCCAGCCCATTTTTCAAACGCGGTCTGATAATAACTTATGGAATCAGCAGTGGGTGTAGCAGTGGGGGATTTACGTGAAGTCGCTCGTTGAGCCCTAGCAGAAGCAGTTTGTTGTGGTGTACGAAATGCTTCCTTGACCGTGCCTTTTTGATTTCTCATTCCTGTATAATACGCTTTGTCAATCTTGATAACTTGTGCAGGATCAGTGACCGCACGACCATCTTCGCCGTGCCACAAACCGTCGGAACCTTTGGTCAACAACTTTCCATTGACAGTGACCGTGGGCAACGGTGCCGACCTGCCGGCAAAAGGTGCAGCAGGTTCATTGGATCCAGTGGGTGCAACAACCGGCTCGGCTTTAGGAGCTGCCTGTTGCCATTGAGCCACTAGACCCTTGATATACTGTTGTTGAGCAGGATTTTTTTGCACAGCGGCTACAGAATCCTGTACCGACGGCAGGGACTTGCGTTGCCCATATCCTTGTGCTTGTAATTTTTGTGCGGCCTGGGCGGCTATTTTCTCTGGGGTTTTGAAGGCATCAACTATGCCTTCCTGTAGAGATTTTTTTGTAATCTCATGAATTTGCATCAGTTTTCCTTACAGTGCGAGTAAACTTGCCAGGATCTCTGAGCTTGATAGCATTGATCAACTTGCGTTGTAGATTTTCGGCTTGTTCTGGTGTGTAACTGCTGTCAATTTGTTCCATCAATCTGATGGCACTGGCTATGATGTTGATAGCACGATTTTCTATCACATGGCGTTGATCACGATCTGTGTATAGATTTTCTAATTCTTCCAGCAGGCTACGAGTTTTTTTTTGCATTTTTGGGCCAGAACCTTTTTATTATTTAGTGAACAAGCTCACTAAATTTTTCTAAATTAGTTGGCTTTGATCTTGCCCAACAACTGTTTTAGTTTTGCACTCTGCACGTCGGCGGTTATTTTGCCGGGTTCAATGACTGCTTGATCGTGGTCTTGTGTGGTGATCCTGCTTTGTGTTTTAATGTTGTCCAAAATATCGAGTTTTTTGAACGAATTTACTGGTCTGGCTTCTTCACCGGGATCAGTGATACGCATGGTTTCGATGTTGTAGTCAAGATCAATCTTTTGACCCACACCTGTGCTACTTCGACTTTTCATACACTGTATCTGATACTTGCCACGCTCACGCATGGCTCTCGACGTAAAGATACCAAACACGTTGTCCGCTGTGTTGATCTTTGAAATACCACCTGAAATATGACTGTGATCAAATTCTATTTCTTCCACAGCCGATCTATTCAACTGCGATGCTGTCACAAACAACACGTTCAGTTCTTTGGCCAAGTTACGCAGTTCTTCACTCACATACTTGTCTTTGACAAACAGGTCATTGGGGCTGACCTTGGCACTCACAGGCATCAGCAAGTCCAGGTAATCACACATGACAAAGTCTACTTTTAATCCTGTTTGTACCTGCACTTCTTTGATGTAGCTTCGTATGTCATTGATGTTGCTCTGTGCTGGCAGAGCCTTGATTCTGTACTGTCCGGCTTTCTTGCTCACAAGTTTGACCTTGAGTTCTGTCTGATCTATGTCCTTGCGGATCTCTTTGGTGCTCATTCCGGCCAACATGGCATCAGTTCTCAACGCACACAGTTCTTCACTCAGCTCTAAACTGATATACACACCACTGAGCCCGGCCTGCAACCAGCTCAGGGCTATGTTCATCATGACCAAGCTCTTGCCAGATCCTGATCCGCCTGCAAAAATGTTGAGTTCGCCGCGGCTGAATCCACCATACAGGATCTTGTCCATCTGTGGCCAACCTGTGCTCACTTGTCCACCTGAATTAAAATATTTGTTGAT